AGCGTTGCTTCTATTAATCGCTTCTAGTCTGCTAAGTAATTCTTCTTTAGGTAAGTTTCTCATTATCCTATCGGCTCAGGTGTTGGCAAAACAATATCCTCGTAAGGTATGCAAGTGTCTAATTGTTCTTGAGTAAATAAAGAAGTTACCTCAGGATTGACAGTAAAATAATAAACCCCGTTAACATCAATTATCGGATTACAATAATCTAAAGCCCCTGCATTAGGAAAGTCTAACAATTCGCACGCTTGTGTATCTAAATTATGAAACTCGGCTTCATTTTTACAAGCAAAAAAGCAAGGGTAAATTTGTGTTGGTTCTATCATAATTAAAATGCGTTATTGTTTATTGATTTGATATAATTATACATATCTGTTCTTATAGTTGTTGTATTAACTCCAATAGCAGAAATATAAGTTTGAACATTCCCTTTTTGGTAAAATGCAAGATTTGCTAATTTACCAATACTTAAACCCGTTCCTGATAATGCAGGAGTATAAGCGTTAGTAGTTGGTGTATCATTATTTTTTTGAATACTATTAGACACACCTTGATTATTAGTAGTTGTATACATAGTTAAAAGCGTGTCTAATGGTTTTGAAACGCTTCCTGATGAACCATTCATATACAATCTCATAAGTGAAGATTCGGGAGTAAACGCATTTTGCCAAGCCGATAATGCTGAATCTATTATTGATATACCGCTTCCAAGTGCATTTTCCGTTTTATAAACTAAATATTGACTACAAATATCGCCTCTTAAAATAGTAGGGTTTTGTAGAAAATCTTCTATTCCGTCAAACATAGTTATACTTCTATCAACCAAAACACCTTTATACCCCGTTGTAGCCGTTCCCGTTTGTATAGTCCAAACCTCCCCCGTTGAACTAGTCCATTGTGTTTGGCTTGTTGCTGCGTTGTATTGGTTAGGGTTGAAGTCAACTACGGGTGCGCCTCCGATTGTGTTTGCAACAGTTATACGCCCAATCTTTCCATTAAAATTACCAAAAGTTCCATTAATATAACTTCCTACTTGTATTGTTGAAGTTGAATTAAACAATAAACCCGTAATACCTGCAAGTGTTGTTCCTAATTGAGTCCAATTAGCGCCATTATCTAATGAAGTATAAAACTTAATATCCCCAGTTGTGCTATTTCTAGTAACCTTTAAACTATACTCATCACCAAAAGCGGGAAGTGAAGCGGTTGCATTATAGCTTGTTGTTGCTACGCCATCGGTACTTAATGTTAAATAAGGAGTTCTTGGAGCATTATTTATTCCGACAATCCATTGCCTTTGTGCCGTATCAAGTCTTCCATAAATATTCCCGTCCCCTGAAGCTACGGCAAATTGTTTTATACCTAAAGTTATAACTTCAAAATCGCCACGAATATTACAAGCGGCAGAATTTGGCGAACTTAAATAATTCCCACTCACCCCACTACCAAACCAATAATTCGCCCCACTATGCACCAATAAAAGCGGCTGACTTGCTGCGGTTGTTTGTACCACGTCACCACTTGCCCCGCTACAAGAATAAAGTTTTTGCGCTGCTTGCCCTAAAGTAGTTCCTGAACCCGCTCCAAATTTATAGCCTAGAACTTGAGGGTCTAATCCTACACTAATAGCAGTATTTATATCTGATGTTCCGTAAATGGTTTTAATAGTATTAAAAAAGGCATTAACGCCACTTAGCCCACTTGGAACTAAACCGCCATCAGCTATTACTCTATCAAAGTGCGCTTGTGCTTGTGCGTCTACGCCGCCAAAAACCCTATAAAATGGTAGTCCTATTCCAACTCCAATCATATTTAAACCTCCCTATATCCGTAACCGATAACTGAACCACTTGAAGGAGTTACTGCTGCTATCGGGTCACCATTGAACATAGGAATAACCATGCCTGCTGATAAAGTCTTACCTGATAAACCATACTGAGAAAGCAAGTTTTGACCTCCTGCGCTTGTTAAAGTAGTTAAAACGCAGTTAGCATTCACTACTAAGCAGTAAAATCTATTTCCTGTTGAGGCTGCATCAATGAATAAACATCCATTGCCACCTAAAATCTTTTGGTCATTTGTCATATTGATAAATATTAATTTTTGTTTTTATACTAATTTGAAGGAACAGCACATTCATTGTAAGTGCTTGGAATATTTATGGTAACATTAGCAGTCCATCCGCTTACCTCATCTCCCTGAGAATCGCTAAATGGGTTTAGGCTGATGGAATCTTGTATTAAATACACCTTACTTGGGTCACGAAGTTTAATAATTATATCTTCAATAATTTGCAGGCAATCGCTCAGCACATCGTTTTCATTAGATAGGTCTTTTTTAACGATGTCCATCACCATAATTTGCAAGTTAACTGCAATCACTTTGTAAGTAAAATTTGAAGGCGTTACATCTGCGTAAAATACAGGATACTGCATAGGGCTTTCCGTTCCTAAGTCCGCAATGTCACCAAAGAAAAAGCTATTTATTTGCTCGTGGTTTGTTGCTATTGTTTGCAACTCGGCAATCAACTGATTTAAAGTGACCTTCATATTTCTTTACAAATTGTTTTAATTTCTCTACGTTACTTTTATTCTTGCTTCCTTCTTTCCTCATAACATCCACCTTCTTGGGTTATTGCCTTGATACTTTATTCTTGCAGGTATATCATCGCAGTCTAAATCGCCACCTAAGTACATACCATTAGAGTAGTTCTTAGCAGTTGGGTAAATTGTTGAGATGTCTGCGTTTCCTTGATTTAAATAAGCAGGATATTTCATGTTGTTTGCCATCAAAAACAAGGTTACTCGCTCAGCGTAATATTGCGCTCTATTGATAGCCTTATCCATTAGGTAACGAATATCATTCAAACTTGCTTGCTGACTGAACTCGCTCGATTTAGTTGCCACGTTCTTATTCTGAAACTTGAAACTTAAATCCAACATAGACTCATAAACGCAGTATTTAATCATCGTTGGTTGAACATACGATTGAAGTAAAATGGTGTTATCTGCGCTCACGCTATTGCCACTTACTTGGGTAACTAATTCGTTGTATAATGCAGTTCCAAGCAATGGCAGGATATAAATATTCTGAACCTCTTTGATTGTAGGAATCAATAACTTTGGGTCTACGTTTTCACTAATAACACTCTCTTGCTTTAGTGCCGCCTCTCCTATAAATAGTACTGTTGTGTTTAACATCTTATTTCTTTTTAACTAATACTGAACTCCACTGATGTCTGCAAAATGGTAAATGAATATCTGTGCCTTTAACTGTTTGCCATCCGCCTCTTTTTGTCCAAACATTTCTATCAACTATGCCGCTTATCTTGTCAATTTCTGCTCTAGTATAAACCTTGTTTAAGTTGAGTAATGCTCTGCAAAAATCTCTATTCTTATTATCTCTCGGACCAGTGTATTTATACTTCACATTGAACTTCGATAACTCATCCGTGACTCTATCTAAAACGCTGCTTCTAGGTGGCACTGTCAATATGTTCCAAGCACCCTCAGTAATTCCTAGTAATTTCTCACGCTTTAGTTTGTCTAACATATTGCCAACTGCACCCCTAGTCATATCCATTATTTTGGCTATGTCTGTCTGAGAAATTAACGGATTCTTTTTAACTATATCTAGTAACTTTTTTTCTGCAGTTGTAGGCTCGTAAATAGTAGCGAATAATTCCTTTTCGTTGAACTCTAAATGGCTTTCAAACTCGTAATGGTCATCGCTAAAAGTTATTTTTCTAGATTCTATTTCATCGTATAAATCTGCACTTTCGCCAAACTCAGCAAAAACCCTTATTTCGCTTTCCCAATCTTGGCTGTTCATTTCTAGTGGTGTGGTTTCGTCTATTTCTGGAGCAACAACTTCACCTGTTAACCCCACCATTTGTCTAATTTCTTCTTGACTTAATGAACTCAAAACTTTGTTTGCAACTAATGGGCTTAATTTACCGATTTCTTCTGCAAGTTTCTGACCTTCTGTCTTAACAACATCAAACGCTTTTAATCCTGCCATTTCTCTCATCTCGTCATTGGTAGAAATTTGAATTAAGGTCTGTTCAGTAAACGCAGGCTTAAACATTTCTAAAGGTTGAACTTCGATTGTTGCCATACTACCTGACTTATTAGCTAGGTAATCGAACAACTGCTCAAAATGCTGCTGAATAGGTCTGATGTAGTTTTGTTCGAATAGTTTAAATGAATCTATCATCTCCGCTCTGCCGCCTAATTGACCTTCCACCCTGATTCCGAAGAACATTGGCGAAGTTATCTTATGTGCGACAAATATTTCTTGCTGAACTTGCTCATTAAGTAGGTTAAATTGCTTGTCTAATTCGTTAGGCTGAATAGGGATTACAGTTGGTGCGTTGTCTACTCTATCACTAAAGTTTATTATCCATCTTCCTGCGTTATCCGTGCCTTTGTGACGTCTATTTAACCTGCGCACTAAGTCTTGCTTCTCGTCTTCTGTTGGCTCGCCATTGTTAAAAGACAATATACCACCAAAAAAGAACTCATTGTGCAGGTTGCTTCTATGGTAATTCGCTATTTCTACATCGCACTCCACATAAGGAATAGCACCGATGTATTCAGGTAAAGGATAAGTAGCCGTTGCAGGTCTGTAATCTCTGTAATAATATATTTGTGCGCCTACCTTCTTTTCAGGGTTAAATACCTTGTAACTTTTCTGCTTGCTTTTAGGGTCTGCCCAATCGTTTGAAAAATAGAACTCGGTGTTGTCTACGTTTGAGCGAATCTTTGAAAAGTCCATGTGATAAATCTCGGCTATTGATTCGCCTACTCTATCCCAAATAACTTGCAAGGCATAACCGCCATACAATAACTTATCTAAAATGCACTTATTGAATATTTCATCCAAAGAATCAAATCTGTTTGCGTTTGCAAATAAATCCCAAACGCCTTCCATCTTCAAACCTGCGCCATAAACGTAAGTTTGCTTACCTGTTAAAATAGCGTTGTGTTTTGCTGACCTGTTAAACAAGTCTACAAGGTATAATGGATATAAATTATCCGAACCAAAGTTAACGTACTTTTTATTCTTCTCCTGATAAAACTCTGGCGTTTTGTACTTGTCAATATCTTCGCCTGCAAACTGAACTCTACTCATAAATCTTGATTTGGTTGGTTGGTAATTCGTAAATAGTTAAATCTTGCTCAGAATAACCATACTGAACATTCCCTACTTCTAATATTATAGCACCCTCAGGCGGTGTTAAACTTGGTGTTGATAGTTGATATACTTGGTAAGAATATAAGCCCTCAATAGGCAGGTTAAATTCGCCTGCATTATAGTTAGGATTGGTCTTTATTGTCCAAGTAAATTTATTGTAACGCTCTTTGTATTGTGATACATCGTTAGCAATAAAATAAACTGTTGCATTTGTTTGAATAGAACTAAGGGCAAATAAAAAGATAGGGTTACTTATTGTCACCTTTTCTGTAAGTGTTAAAATAACATTGTTTGCCCCTTGATTTAGTATCACCATAATTATAAATATACTTTAGCCTAAATATAATAAAAAAGGCTACCATATAGGCAGCCTCTCTTATACAACTAACATCGAAAACTAACTAACTATCGTAAATGAAGTGATAGCTGAAACTTGGTCCATTGGATTTTTTTCCATACCTGTTAAAGCTAACTGATAACCTTGAAATTCGCCCATAGCTGCACCACTCATCGCAGTACCGCCTGAACACTCTAACCCGTAAGTTTCGCCTAACATAAAGAAAGTGCCATCGTGTGTTTCTACGATTACTACGTTTCTTCTTTTAGCTATTGTAGCTAATTTGTTGCGGGTTGCTTGGGTTAATTTTGTAAATTCTAAACTCAATAATTGAGTATAGAATAAAGTACCTACCTCTGCATTTGAATTAATAGTCTCGGTAAAGTTATTTTTACCTTGTGGTAATAATTCATAAGCATAGAAAGAGATACCGCTTACACTTGTAATAACTCCCGAAGCGTTTGTTC